TAAAGTTGATGAGTACGTTGAATTACTTACAAAAGTCATCTAGGACAATCGTGGCACGGGGCCACCTGACTAATCATGACACGTAAATAGAAGGAGGTTCTTAATGAACCAAGCAACAATGGCTGCCGAGATTGCAGCTATGGAGAAGGAAAGTTATGGTAATCCCGAGGGTGAAGAACTCTTGGCTGCCGACGACGCATCCGTAGAACTAGAAGCAGAAGTTGAGAGTGAACCTATCGAAGAGGTAATCGTTGACCCAGCAGAAGCAGAAGGCGAACCGGGTGATGCACCACCCACAGACCCACCGGACGAAGTAGTCTCGATGAAACGCTTTGCCAATTTTAAGGCAGCCTCGGATGCAACCATCCATGGTCTTAGGACGCAAGCGGTTCAGTTTCAGGAAGATATGGTGAAGATGCAGAATATCATCCAGACTCTAACTGAGCAACTGAATGCAGCTACCGCTAAGAAAGACCCATACGATGGTTTGTTTACACCGGAGGAGAAAGACCTTATTGGTGAGGAGACTTTGGCAGCTATGGCTAAGGCCAATAAAGCAGCCTTGGATTCGAGAATAAAGCCCCTTCAAGACCAACTTGAACAACAGAAGAAACAGTCTCAAAACCAACGTGATGCAGACCTGGCACGTCAGAAGAGGGAACTCAGTGAGTCCTTCTTCGGTAAACTAGAGTCTCTCGTTCCTAACTTTAGGAAGACAGACACTAACTTGGGATTCCTCCAATGGATGAAGGAAGCTGATGCAGCCTCCGGGTATCCGCGTGAGGTCATCTTTAAAAGGGCACAGGCTAATGGTGACGTGGGAAGATGTGCTGAATTCATGCTCCAGTATCGGGCACTCTTAGCCCCAAAGGATAAACTAGCAGGCAAGACAACACCGACCTCTAGTGCCAGCGGGAAGAGACCAGTCCCTAAGAAACCAACAACACCCCAAATTACTCCCGCATTCATAGATAAGTTTTATCAGGATGCCATTCGAGGGAAGTACAAGGGAAAAGAAAAAGAGCGACAGGCTATCGAAAAGCTGATTGATGACCACGTTAGGAAACTTTCGAATCCTCAATAAACCTTAACAGTCCTGTCGCATAACATATGACAGGAGAATTACAATGGCTATTATAGCAAGAGCAGCAGCTACCACAGGAACAACCACACCGGATTTGGGATATGCAGATGCCGCGAATACCCTCGGTGGTGTAGCCGGGAATGTAGTTACACATAACTATATCCCTGCATTGTACGCAAAGAAGGTTCTTTATGACTTCTACGCAGCTACAGTGTTCAAAGAAGTGACCAATACGGATTACGAGGGTCAGTTCAAAGCGATGGGCGATACAATCAACATTCGTACCGCACCTTCCATCACAACCAATGCTTACACCAAGGGTGCTGAGCTAACCTACGAGGTGCCTGCAAGCGACTCTATCCAAATGCTTATCGAGTTCGCTCGGTATCAAGCGTTCAGGGTAGACGATATTGATAAGGTTCAGATGGACGTAGACCTTATGAATATGTACGCCACAGACGGCTCCGCTCGTCTACAGACAGACATCAACACCAACGTTCTGTCTATCATGGCACTGGGTGCACACGCATCCAACACCGGTGCTACAGCAGGTGCAATTTCAGGTGACATCAACCTGGGTGCTGTAACCGATGCAACAACCAACGTCGAGATTGACCGTACCAACGCTCTCGACTATCTGGTTTACTTGAATCAGGCTCTTACAGAGCAGAACATCCCGGAAGGTGAGCGTTTCGTCATCATCCCTGCATGGTACTCCTCTCGTTTAAAGCTGTCTGACCTCAAGGCTGCTGACTTCTCCGGTGACAACACTGGTCTAGTCCGTACCGGTCTTATTGGCTCCGTAGATGGTCTTAAAGTCTACGTCAATAACAACTGCTACACCGCAGCTTCCGGTGCTGAGACCTCGACCTACATCGTGGCCGGCACCAAAATGGCTACCAGCTTTGCAATGCAACTGAGCAAGGTTGATACCCTTAAAATCCCTGAGTCTTTCGGTGAGTACTGGAGAACTCTGTATGTCTACGGTTGTAAGGTAGTTCGTCCAGAGGGTATCGCAGTTCTTATCGCTCACCAGGCGTAATATTAACCTTTGATATATCCTGTGTGCAAAAGGCTATGAGTTCCATAGCTAACTGCACACAGGATACTACTTCCGGGAGATAAAACATGGTAAAGAGAGAAATTGTTTGGGCAACAAATAATGTAACAGGCGTTCTATGTCCAGTACCTAAAGACATGTTTGAGATTCAGCACTACATGTGGACTCGGGCAGCAGCCCCAGTATCTCAGGCTTCAGTCAAAGCAGCACCTAAGGAAAGTCCAACGTTGGACTCTACAGTATCCGATGAGGTCGCTCTCGTAATTCAGACAGCAGCCGGTGAACCATTCAAAACAGAACAAGCAGCAAAGTCAGCTATGAAAACAAAGAAGCTATCTCCTGAAGAGTACATGGTACTTTCCGTTGATGGTGGCTTCATTATAACAAGGAAATAAACATAATGAACTATTTACAGCTATGTCAGAAGGCCCATACTCTCTGTGGATTACAGGGAACTTTTGCTTCTGTCACTACAACTACGTTGTATCAGCAAACACTGGCTAAGTTCATCGCGGAGGCGTGGTATGATATCCAAGACCTGAGAAAGGATTGGCCGTTCTTACACGCCTCTGTTTCGTTTAGCACTGTGGCAGGGCAGTCTTCATATTCCCTTACTAATATCTTTGGTTCTGTGAGTGCAGCTAATTGTGCTCGATGGATTGATATGATATACTGGACTGATTCCTCGGGTGGAATACATAAGTTAAAGTATATGACATATGATAACTATATCCTTGATGCTATGAGTGCTAAAGGTCAGTCAACACTTGATACATTCTGTGTAGACCCTGTAGATAATCATTTATACTTTAATGTGCCGGATGGTGTGTACAATATCACAGGGCACTACATTACATCGCCAGTAAAGCTAGAGAATAACACAGATGTTCCTGTGCTACCTATCGCTTTCCATAACCTTATTGCATACCAGGGAGCAGCACAGATGTGTGCATTCCTGAGTAATGCTAACATGTATAACATCCTTGTTCAGAAGGCTGACTCTATGATGGGTTCTCTGATGAGGAGTGAACTACCGGCCCGGAAGATGCAAGTACGAGGTATCTGCTAATGATTGTTAAACCAATGAATATAAAATCCGCATCCACTAAGTCCTTCAACTTAAGGGGTGGGTTGAATACCGAGATAGCCAACATGGAGCGTGGCCCTGGAGAGCTATTGGTTTGTCAGAACTACCACGAGGTCTCCGGTGCATACTCGGGATACCAAAGTACAAAGGGTTACGAGAGATACGACGGCTCCGCTTTGGCATCTTCAATACCAACAGAGACAGTATCGAACTGGATAACAGGTAAAGCATACGTAGTTTCGGATAGGGTCTCAAGTGGTGGATTTGTATACGTTTGTAAACTCAATCATACATCTGGAGTATTTGCCACGGACTTAGCAGCAGGAGATAAGTGGACTTATGAGGCTGTCTCTGGTGAAGAGGACTTCTTTAAGGATGTCAACAGAGAAACACAGAGGGCCACTATACTACCAGTGGGCGATGTAACGGTTCCGGGTGAGAACACAGATGACAATGGAGTCAATGGCCTACACATATACAACGGAAAGGTCTATGCTTGGAGGTGTGACCAGGCTATTGCCACAAAGAATGAACTATATGTAGAACATGCAACAACGCATTGGACTAAGGTTGACCCAGCAGTAGGAGCAGCGAATGTAATGGCTGCGAATGGAAACATCAGTGCAATCAATGGTAGATTCCAAGGCTGGGAGAGTAACAATGAAGTTATGTTCTGGGTCGATGGTGTCTCAGATGGTTTCTTCTGGTATAATGGAGCTGACAGCGAATACCAAATAGAACAACCAACACAGCTACCATCAAGTGCAACACCTCCTAAGAGGATAGGAATATGGGAGAATAGGTTATTCTTAGTATATGAGACCGGGGATATCTTCTTCAGCAACACAGGAGACCCAAGAGACTTCGACTCAGCTACAGGTACAGCAGGGCAGATAGACATAGGAGAACCAGTGACCGGGCTTATAGCTACGGTAGGTGTACTCATTGTCTTTACCCGTGGTAGGACAAAGATAATCCGTATGGGTTCAACAACGGGGCAGTTCATCTTTAAACTAGATGAGTTCTCTGCTAACACCGGGGCACTCGATGGAACAGTAGACTCTCATTTTGAGTCAATCATGTTCTGTAGTGACCGTGGTGTTCATCGTATGATACCTAGTGCAGACATGGGTGGGTTTACTACTGAAGCACTAACAGATAAGATTATACAGAACTTCTTAGATATCAAGGACAGGATTACTACAACCCTGATTGACAACAGGCACAGCAGATACTATGTGTTCTATAATAACATAGCCTCCTCGGCATCATATGGATACACATTTACTTTATATAAAGGAAAACTAAAGGGTGTAGGCCAGTTCAGATTCAGGAACAAGATGCTGATATCTGCACAGGGTATCCTCAGTGATGGTACTGATATGATAGTAACCGGGGATTCTGCCGGTTATGTCTATCGGATTGAGTCCGGAACATCATTCGATGGCTATGCGATTCCTTGCAGATTCACTACGAGTTACTACCACTATGGCTCTCCTAGGAACTGGAAGTATTTCCAGAGGATAGTCTTTGAGATGGTCAATGACGTAGAGACTACATACAATGTAGCTCCTGTGTTTGACTATGGTGATACAGCACTCTCTAGGCATAGCACCGAGGATAAGGATGTTATTGCCGGCTCATCGATATGGGGTGAAGGTATCAACTGGGGCTCCTTCGTATGGGGCGCGGGTGAACTTGGGAAAGCAATTCTATACATCCAGGGCCACGCTCAGAACATGGCCATTACAGTACGTACATCTAATAAATACGGTGGTCAACATACCATCCATAATATAACAACCGACTTCATCCAAGAAGCAACGAGACAATAAGGGAGATATAATGTCAGACTATTACGTAGTTCCAACACCTATTGAGGATGGGTCAGCAGCAGATGCATCGGATATCAATAACGTATCCGAAGCTGTGGAAGCAGCGTGTGACCTTATCGAAGCAGACATTGATGCCCTGGGCACAGGTGTCGTAGTTGCTAATGAGGCAGTTGATACTGAGTGTTTCATTGGGTTCTTCATTACGGCTACCGGCCAATTAGAGATGAAGTCTAATGCTAACCTGAAGTTCAACTCATCTACGGGTGTAGTTACAGCAGCGGGATTCGCTGGGCCACTTACAGGTGATGTCACGGGTGATGTCACGGGTAATGTCACAGGTAATGTCACAGGTTCCTCAGGCTCCTGTACTGGTAATGCAGCTACAGCAACCACAGCTACCACAGCTACCACAGCGACCACAGCAGGAACCTGTAGTGGTAATCTAACGGGAACTCTTATCACAGTAGGTGTAGCATCAGTTGGTACTACCTTCCAGCATGTTGCTGATAATAAATACGTAGTGATAACTGGTGGTGACACTGGTGGTTCCGGGGCTAGTATCCTTCTGTATGGTGGACAAACTACTACCACACTTAGTGATATGGTCTTCAGGGCTGAGGGTTCGCCATGGATGACCTATGACTTTGGGACAACCACAATTACTATGCATGAATTACTTCATGCTTCAGGAGGTCTCTACGTTGGTGCTAATCCTGCACAAGTTATTGGGCTTAAGGGTGCAACTATTCAGTATCCTACAGCCTCCGAAGATGTTACTTTATTCTACACAGATGTAGCTATTACTATCACACAGATAACCTCGGTTGTTCGAGGGACTACTCCTAGTGTAACTGTTCAGATTAAGCATGATACCGATAGGAGTGCAGCCGGTACTCAGGTAAACTCATCTATAATCACACTCCAGACAGTAACGGAAGATAATACGTTTGATGATGCTTCTATCCCTGCGAACTCGTGGGTATGGCTTGAGACATCTGCTATGACAGGAACAGTAGAAGAACTGAACGTAACTATAGAGTACTACGAGGACATATAATGAGCGTATCACATATAGGAAGTTCTTATGAAGGATTCATAGGTAGTGGTATAGCCCTATCATCCTGCGCTGATTCAGGGACAGGGGCACGTGGGGATATCACAGTCTTTACTATCGCTAGAGCCTCTAATACTATAATGGATTATGGCGTAGCGAATGGGAAGATACTCTATGAATCGCAAGACCAATATAATCAAGCCTCCACTAATGTTATTGTTGTGCAGCATGTCAATGATGGTGAGGTTTTTCTTGATTGCGCTCTTTCCTCTGGTTCAACTACAATGGAAGTACTCGCATGTACATACAGGAGTACACTAGGGTCACTGAGATGGACTATCGGAAATGCTTTTGAGAACAATGCTGCTTCATCGATATATGGTTTTCTAAATACGATAACTCCACCAACCAGTGATGCCTTTACAGTTGCAACGGTGGTATTCTATGATGCAACTGGGGTTGATGATACTATCCTGTCAGATGGGAAGTATACCATAGCTGATTCCTATAAAGGGATAGGTGTATGGATGATTGTTCAGGGGTATAGTTCGAGCACTAGTGTCATAGATGGGAACCCATACTTCTATGTGGGCCTAGATAAAGATTTATCCAACGGTAAGTGTGTTTCATTTCAAGAAACATCAGTGCTTCCTTCGAAGACTATAGTTATTGCATAGGATATATAATGGCTAGATACGAAATAAATCCGTTCACCCGAGAGATGGGGCGAGTAGACAACGATGGCTACGTCATTGCTGATGTCACTGCTGATAAGTTCCTCAGTCTCGAAGAGGAGTTTATTCCGGTGGATGCAACGGCTGCTTCTGTTACTCTACAACTCCCTATTATAACAACTATTGCACCACGTGGTAAAATCTACTGGATTAAGAAGATTGATTCCTCCGTGAATACAGTAACCCTTAATCCCGGTGGAACAGACTTAATAGATGGTGCTGCTACGTTTGTACTCAATGGCGAGGGAGCCTCTGTGTTTATCGTAGCGAGTAATGAGGGGTACTGGGATATATACTCTGACGGTAGGACTAGCCCTGCGTACTTCGACAGTATTCAGTTCAATACTAGTTATGCTCATCCTACCCACTCAGAAGGTATGATACATTGGAATGATGACGACAAGACTCTTAACGTTGATACCGAGGTTACCGGGACAACCATACAGGTAGGTCAGGAAACTGTTGTGCGTTGCACCAACAAGACTGCCAATCCGATACTCAATGGCTCTC